GGGTACGAAGTTGTGTACACGTTATATGCAACAATAGCCTTGAAGACCGAGCGAGCAGCTTCAATCTGTTTCTTGTTGAATACATCGTTAATTATCTGACGACCGTCCTGAGCATTACCCCAGAAAGTTGCGAAGGATGCAGTAGAACCCTCAACTTCATTACCAATCGAAGGGTATTTCTTGAAATACTTGACCAGTTCATTCACATTGGAACGCTTTGGAAGGTCAATGATGCAAGGGGCATCCATTCTGCCACTAGAAACCTTCAACATTGCAGTAACAACTGCCATATCTCCATTTTCTAATCCATCATTTTCGCGATCCGTTCCAAAAGCACTAATGGAAGATCCACCGTCTACAAGCAAAGAAACTTCTAAGTTAGTGGAGTCTGCAAACATACCCCACGCATACACAAGTGCCTGAGAGTTTCTTACTGGGTTAGTATCAGATGTTCCACCCTTTAATTCAGTGCGAGAAACACAACCATCAATGACTGAGTCAGTTGACAATCCAGTCTTAAAGACTAGTAGATTGGAAGATATAGTAGTAATATCCAACTGATCTCCAGAGTCAGTCACATATTCCTTGGTTGTTGCGTAAATGGTTTCTAGTGGATTCTGGCTAGTTAGTGACTCATAGAGTCTAACAATCACAAAGAGATCCAAGAATTCATTCAACGCCTCATTCTCGACAACAGTTAAAGGTAGAGGGTCAGATAGAGCACCGTCAAAGTCACTGAGACTTATGCCATTTAGTTTATAGAACTTATCCCCGTTACGGGCATCGCCGTATAGAAGAACTGCAGTATCATCAACATACTCTTCAGTAGTTCCCGTTCCATATACGGCAAATCGACCCGTATCGCTGAGACTTGCGGAAATTTTGAATCTGTCTCCAGTAGTAACGACTGTTTTGGAGTAATATCCAGTTGTATTTCCTGTGTAAAGTCCAGTATCAGTCTGTGCGTAATATTCTCCAGCTACATCTGCAACTAAGAATATCTGATTATCTGTATCGGTTGAAGGAACAGAATAAGAGTCTTCATAAAGACCTAGACCCTGAACATATGATTTGAATGCAGCCCTTTCAGAACTATAGTAGCTTAATGATGGAGATATATTGAGACTGTGTGCAGTTTCATATATCGGCATGTCAGTTACTGCATTGCCATTAATGTCGGTTGTAATGTCAGATTCGAAAGTCTGAATAGATGTGAAATACTTATCGAAACCGGGATACTTCAAGAACATTGTGAAAGGAGAAGCTGCAATAGTTGAAGCAGCTAGATCAAGATTCTTTTTATTTTCAACCACGGTATACATGTTATTTGAAATAGCAGTTGGTTTGGTGCTATCCGTTGGAGAAGTAATGGTTGAAGCGCCACCTGAGGCCCATGTATATACGCCATAATTAAGTATTTCAGTTCCACTTGAGAGTTGAACAGTCCTAACAATGACAACCTCTGCACCAGCATTTAAGAGGATCTTTGCATTATGAAGAAGATAGACCTGATTAACCGAATACTTCTTTGGAGTCCCAAAAATGGAATATAGTTCACTTTCAGTTGTAACGAGTACAGGAATATTAGAAGGTCCTTTTGGAGTCCAACCCACTAAACCGATCCTATATGGTGCTGCCTTAGTATTAGGGCGACCAGACAAATCTTTGATGTTAATCTGTACTCCAGCCGCTCCCTTTAGATTAGTTTTGATCATGTAAAACTCCTACTTTGATAATATTTAGTTCAGGTCTAAGAAAACAGGATTTTTTGGGATTTCCTAAATATTCTAGATGAACTCTAACATGGCATTATATTTTAAGGGTAATTGGTCTGCCGAGCAGTTGGCCGAAATGGGTATTAATACCAGAGATGCATTTAATCCTTACAATCAAATGCAAAATAGATTTGCTGATCAAGTTACCCATGACAATCTGGCTGGAGAATATACCGATGTGAATGGTGTACAAAGTATCTATTACGTTGCTTCAATGGACACCACCCGAGATCCCATATACCATGAAGATCCAACTCAGACTATGGAACGGGTGTTCCACATAAAGATGGTAGGCGATGAAACCATTGCCGCAGACAAAATCAAATTTGGTAGATTTGTATTTGAGGGAATGGACGAAATTAATGTATTTATTCACAGAGCTACATTCTTTGAAATGAATTATGTGAGTTTACAGAATTATGGAATAGCCCCTTTACTAAATCCATTAAATCATAATCCAATTATTTCTGAAAGAGGCGGCACTCAATTCAATTATAAAGGTTACTCAAAGGCTCAGATATTTCCAAAAGCAACTGATTTGATAAAGCCTGATTGGAATAATCTTCTTTATGAAATCACAGATGTTCGAATAGAAATCCCTGATCAGAGTTTTCTTCAAAGAAAATACTTCTTTGGTATTACTCTCAGACAATATCGAGACGACCATCGCGACATTGCTGATACAGTTGAGAACAATGGATTTAATACGGAGGGAATTATCAATAATAAGTTTGATAGATATACCGATTTAGATGTTGCAGGTAACATTCAAAATGAGGCTATGCCTGAAGATAATGGAATTGATAGTGACGATAATACTAGAAGATACTGGGGTAATCCAGAACATCCTTATGGAGTTCATGAAGGAAGTATTTCCAAAAAAGATACTGTCACATATAGACCTGAATCAATCCCCGAAGAAACCAAGAATATTAGCGACAATAAGAGATTTAGACCATCTCCGTTTGGTCGCGCTTAATAAATAGAATATTCGATTAGCCTAAATATTAGGTGAGGTAAAAATGTATCACGACCTAGATAAATTCAATGAGCTAATGGATCAAGTTGAATCTAAGTCAGAGTTTGTTCCTAAAAAACCGAACACTGAAAGCGTACTTGACCTAGCCGATTATAATATGAATCCAGTGACTGAAGGTGTTCTTCAGAATGGAATTAACCGTATGTCCAATATACTATCTGCGAATATTAAGAGTAAAATTAGTGGCGAATGGAAGCATTTAGACGACGATGAGAGAAAATTACTATTGAGAATAGTCTCAGGAAACTCTACAGTTTTCAATGATGAAACCAAAGGAATTGATGTTGCGTTAGCTCAGGCATTCAAGGATAAGGTTCTAACTCCCACAAAATCAGAAGATGGATCGGCTGCAATAGTTGTCAATAAGGATGTTGACATTTCTAATACTGGCGCAGAGTCTTTCCCACAAGTGTCAATCGAACAAATTACAGGCAACTTGAAGTGTAACTATGCTTCATTTAAGACCTTCAGTGGATTTCCTTTTTCTGTTAAATCAATTGAATTCGCAAAAGGAAAGACACAAATAGAAAACTTAAAGGGATTACCTGAGATTACAGGAAGAAATGACGCAAATTATGCAATTGACCTAAAACACACAAAGATTAATTCTCTTAGAGGATGGAGATCTTCAAAAGCTATTAAAGGACATGTTAGTTTCCGTGGTTGCGGGTTGAAGGATGTAGCCGTAGATTCACCCATTTATATTTCAGGTAGTCTAGATATTAGAGATAATCCAGACATCTCCATTGAATCATTGAAAGCTATTGTGTTGAAAGACTATTCTAAGAATCAAATAATAGTTAAAGGTCAGATTTATCATACCCTTGAGGAAGATGGATTCTATTCAGCTAAAAAGATAAAGCCTTCGGAAGAGTACGTACCTGAAGATTTAGGCGTTCTTTCGGAAGCAGCTTCAAATAAACAAGGAGTTGCAGTAACTCAGGAAGAACTATGGAAGATGGGGCCTGAAATCGTAAAGCAGGCTGAAGAGAGAAAACAGAAAAAGATCAAAGGCTCCGCAAAGGATACTCTTGCCCAGAAGATTAAACCAGAAGTTCAGAATCTTGTTAGCAATATGGCTTCAAGTCAGTTAGATAAGAATTCAGTTGCTCAGGCTAATCAAAAACTTACTAGTGGAATGACATCTGAAGACTTCAGACAGCTAATGAAGGGACTGTTCGATAATCTATTGAAGCAATTAACCGAGATGATGCGAAATACAAATGGAGGAGATTCTACTCAAGTAGAAAAGTCCATCGAAACGATTACAAAAGTGACAGCAGAGAATCTCGCAGATAAAATGGAAGTATTTGCTAAGACCGTTGAAGATATGGTAAAGTCTGGAAAATGTTTAGACACAAATAAACTAAATGCGGATATTTCAGAAATACTAAAAACTGTATCTCCAGTTGGATCTGAGGACGTTAAAATTCTACAACAGCGTTTGGAGAGTCTATCTTCAATTAAAGACAGAACAGAATTTTCCACTACTTTGAAGGATTTCCTTGATTTATTGTATGTTGGAATACTAGGAAAACCTGCGGCATCTGACAAGATAATTGAAGAAATCACAAATGCATGTCTAGGTGACGCATCAGGAGAGGAATTACCTGAGATTAAGGTTGCTCCTGAAGATGTTCCTGAGACTTCAGTATCTACGGAAACCCCCGTAGAGGCCCCTGTAGCAAGTCAAGCTCCAGCACCAGCCGTCGCTACCAGTAAGCCAACAACTCAGCATAAAAAGCCACTTGCAACCGCTAAGAAGCCACCTATTAGCTCGATGAAGCCTCCTACAACTGAACCAAAGAAAGCAAACATCCCATCAAAAACTCCAACATCCGCATATAGCGATAAAGAGAATAGTGGATTGGCTCGATTCAGTAGATTAATATCTACAAAAGCAGGAAATAATGAAAATTCGGAGGCGAAATGAAGTTCCATAATGTAACAGGTTTTTTGGAGGCAGTGGCAACTAAACCATTAGACACTGAATCAACAACATTCAATCAAGACTTAAAAATAGTCAGATTGATTGACTATCTAGCCACTGGAATAGATGAGACGTTTTCTGAGGAATCCTCAAATGTAGGTGGAAAAGCAAGAGCCAAAAGCCGTAAAGGTGGACGTGGATCATTGAGTCCTCATAAGGATTTTTGCATTAGCTGCGTCAATATGATAGTTACGAATAAGGGACTAAATTCATTCTCTCCATTATCGGCAGAAGATGTTCTAGTTCCTAGAATTCCTGCTGAATTCATGGGAGATACTGACAATGTAGAAAGCGAATGGGCTTTCATTGAAAGTTGTCGAGAATTTATGTCTAGAATGTCCGATTCCGCAATTATTTCATTAACCACTGGTGGAGAAGATCCAAAGAATATTTCTTCTGTATTTGGAATGCAGAATAAAAATAAAATTACACAAAACACTAAATTCTATAAAGCATCTTTGTTATTTGGATACATGATTGACGAAAACAAACTAGCATACATCGACGGAAACCAATCTGGTGTAGTTGGTATTGCTCCGGGCTATCTGAATCTAGATGCTGATATGAAGTACATAGATGATGAAATTGAAGCTCAGCGCCCATTAGCCGTAAAACTAATGAAAGAAATTTTCGCAGCAAAACCAGAAGAAATTGTTGTTACCAATGAAAATAGTGGTGAAGTTAAGAATGATATTAAGGATCTACTCACCAAATTCAAAGCAACTGTTCCAGAAGACGGAAATATATTCATGTCTCCTAATGAGATCAAGGAATATCTACCTCTATTTGAATACTATCGACTCCCTGCAGATGAAAGAGTCAAACAGGATGACTTCTTCAGCATCCTAACTAAGGGAATGACCGATCTTGAAGAGAAGGGTGTTCATTTTGGAGATAATTTACTAACCGCTAAGAAGGCTCAGCTTACAATAACGGCTGGAAATTACGATCTTGTGGTTGGATATAGTCAAGCTGGTGATACAACTCATACAGAAACTTTCAAGAATAAAGGTGAGCAAATATTCGTTGGATACATTACTAATTACGAAGGACAACAGAACGATGAAGTAATCCCAGTATACTTTGCTTCTCAAAGCCCTTCAACCATTTCATACATGGATTCCAATAAGAATAAGCATCTACATGTTGGAAAGTTAAAGTCTACTAAGACCGAGATACCATTCAAGAACCTGAATACTGAGGGAATGGCAAAGAGGACAGGTGGAAACGAAATAATCTTCCAATTACCAATAGAAATCTACTCTAAGGCAGGGATTGAGGCTGAGCCACCAGATCAACCTATTCAGAATAAGACGGAAACCCCAGCAGAGCCTAAACCAACAATTGCTGAGAAGCCTGCAAAAGCAAAACCAACAAAGCCTGCAAAAGAAGCAAAAAAGAATGAAGTGACTCCAGAAGTAAAACCTATAGAGCCATCTATTCCTGCACCAGCTACTCCAGCGCCTGTTACAAAAGGACCCGAAACACCTGCAAGCATTCTAAATCGATATGGAAAAGAATTCAGGGCAGGGAATATTGGCAGGAAAGCTGCAATTGAAGAAATACAAAACGAAATTGAAACAAAACTAGGTAAGAAATTCAGCACTGCTGACATTCAGAAGAGTTTCGATAAGAAATTCCCTCAAAATGCCGAAAGATCTGATGCGGAGATTCGCAGAGATGATGAGTATAACGCGCTATTCACTGGAGACGCCAAGAATACGAAACTAGCAAAATCAGCACTACCTAGAATCAAATCACTAGCAGATCTCGGACACAAATTCACTCCTGAAGAAATTTCAAATTTAGTGAATCGAGGGTTGAACAAGGCTGATATAGATAAGATCTTGGGTAAATCAACTGTAATGGAAGTAAGATTCTCCCCTAATAGTTTCAGCGTAAAAGCACTAATGGAAAATCTATCATCCAAAAGTATTAAATAATATCGGAGATAATTAAACCATGTATATGAATAATGCCGCTCTTAGGGGCGAATATGATGAGGTTGAATATACCGATGAAATGACAGATGAACTCATCAAGTGCATGAATGATCCTATATATTTCATTGAGAATTACATACAGATAATTGATAAGAAAAAGAAGGTCTTCTTTACGCTAAGACCTTATCAGATTAAATATATCAACCTAATTCATAATAATTCAAACGTAATGGGTATGTGGGGTCGTCAGAGTGGTAAATCTGTTTCCACGGCGGCATACATTACATGGAATATAATATTCAACCAAAACGTCAAAGCTCTACTTCTCGCAGATCAACAAGACAAGGCACTGGAACAGCTTAAGCGAATAAAAGAAATGATCGAGAATCTACCCATTTGGATGCAAATGGGTGTGAAGAAATGGGCTGAAAAGAGAATCATTCTATCCAACGGTTCCGAAGTTCGTGCGGCGGCAACTCACGCAAAAGCAGCGGCAGGTTATACTGTTAACTTCCTATACCTTGACGAATTTGCACTTGTAGACGATAATATAGCAATGGCATTTATTTCGTCAGTCATACCTACTGTATCATCCGACCCAAACGCTAAGATTGTAATTACTTCTACCCCTAGAGGTAAAAATCAATTCTATAAGATGTGGGATAAGAATGAAAGAAAAGCTAAACAGGGAAAACTAGAACACGACGATTTCATCACATTTGGAATTAGATGGAATGATGTGCCCGGAAGAGACGACGAATGGCGTAAAGGAGAAATTGAGAAAATAGGCGAGATTGCATTTAAGCAAGAATATGATTGCGCATTTGAAGGATCATTGGCTACATTAGTCCATGCTGATTATGTAAAAGCACTCAAGGAGAAGTATCAGAAAGATCCTCTTAATGTTCTAGACGAAAAGAAGTTGAGAATATTCTCGTGGCCTCTTGCAGAAAAAACAATTAAGGAAAATAATTACGAATATCTTATTACGGTTGACCCTGCAATGGGTACTCATCAGGACTTTACAGTTGCTCAAGTGTGGTTAGTTCGTTCAAATACTGATATTGAACAGGTAGCAATTTATCAGTCAAATGATGTACCTCCTGAGAATTTTGTATCTAAAATATTAGCAATGTGTAAAATGTATCACGATCCATACGTAATAATTGAAACCATGGAGCCTGCAGGTGGAATAATACTTGGATTATTAGTCCACAATAGCAATTACTATAACGTAATTAATATGCAAAAAGAAGGAATTGGCTTTAGGATGAGTCATGAACGTAAAATTAAGGCGTGTACGTTATTGCAAGTATATTGTGAGAAACAGGCTATTAAGCTAAGAGATGAAAATACATACTCCGAAATAGAAATGTTTGGTAAGAAAGATAATTCATATAAAGCAATAGGAGATAATCACGACGACTGCGTATTGTCAGTGTTATCAATGCTATACTACATCAATAGTCCATATTTCTATGGAAACATCGACCCAATATCTATTCATAAAAAGCCATCTACGGTAAAAATAGACGGTCTTGAAGATACTGATGATGTACTAATCAAAGAAGCTCTAGCTAGAATGCTAGAAGAAGATGATGTTAAGGGTGAAGGAGAATATAATACAGGCTCGCTTATATTTGCACCGTCATCTAAAGTAACCTTTGAAGATGCAACTAGATGGCGAAATGAAACCATGGCCAATCCAGCGTTGAATCCGATGTTCAATCCAAATGCTAATGGAAATGTATTCTGGCATAATCAGACGGGTTATTAAGCCCACTTAATAGTGACTTCAAAACTACCAACGGTAGCTTCTCGTCTATCATAGAATACATATAATGTGGTGTCCTGAATCAACTTAACAGGATCAAATTCAATTTCATATTTGGTGGCAAGTGATAGATTAGAGTCTCTTGAAGCCATAATCGAACTTCTATTTTCCAATGTACCTATTGAGACATTTGACGAAGACTTATTATATGGATCAATAACAGCAACAGACGCACTTATTATTTTCTTGCCAGCGGGAATAGTAATCAATTCTGTTTGGGAATTAGCATTTATGTCGAAATATTTTACAAACTCATCTTGATTTTCGACTTTAATTCCACTTGCAACTACAGTATTGATTTGATTTCCAGTTGAAGCCTGTACTCCATTTGGATTAAACGACTCATCACCTAACGAGATATTCAGGTCAGCAGCAATTAGTTCCTGTAGAAGTGTATTGTATTCGTCTATTGTAATGTCTTCAGCCTCAAAACTCCTAATTAATTCAATAGGCTTTCCGCTTAATGCTATCTTATTGTTTATTTCCTTAATCAAAGTTCCTAGATAGAATGGAGAATACATGTCAAATTTTACTTTGAATGTATATTCACAGACATATGACCTAGCCTTCTCCCTATCAACTTCATCGTTATATTGAGGTGCGACTCCAACTAGCTCCACTATAATGTCGCGTTTCAAATTAGAAAATTCGAATTCCTTAATAGTAGTGTTAAATGTTGGGTTAAAATAAGGAATGATTTGTTCCATCATCTGAAAATGATCTTGAATTTGTTCTGTATATGATGTTAGTGTATATGTTTGAACCCAAGGACTTGGTCTTGCGTCTTGGATCATTTGCTTACTAGCCCTATCGTATATTTCTCTTATTTGTGTACGTGCAGGCGTAGCCCCTGCATTTCTCTCCAATCCCCCCATTCGTAAACCGAGTATTGGATAAGTATGCTTAGATTCCGGAACATCTTGGGTATTCAATACGAAATCTGCAAAGTTCTTAGAGAAGTGAAATGTTAGAGGTACTCTAATTCTTTTCCTAACAGTTCCATCCCTATTGTACCTATTCACCTTAACGCGATCAAACAGATCTAGTAGAGCTATGTTGACTCGTTCGAATATTCTAGGGTGATAGAAAGGAACCATTTACACTCCAGCAGACTGCTTGAACCTATTAAAAGACTTCTCTCTTTCATCTTCAGGGGTAGCTGAAGGGGCATTTGCTATTTGATCATTTCTGATACTAGCATTGGCGGTATCAACGATCTTTGGATCTGCGCTAGGAACATCCAACGGATTCACCTCATCGGAAGGTTCATCAAATGATCCTGAAGTCAATCCATCTTCAGGGGGTAGAGTATTTGCATCGAAATCCAATTCTTCATTGTTAGTAGGAATCGCAGAAGTATCGAGTCCCAATTCCTTCTCTTCCTCATTAACCGCCTTGGTAATAGCCTTGTGATTGGCATTTAGAATTCCCAATAGTTCTCTATAGAATCCAAGTGCCTTCTTCTCCAAAACCCTACCAGTAATTGCAATGTTCGGATTATCTGCATTACCTTCAGATACTAATTTAATGATTTCGATATTATCAGAATCATTAAATGCAGCGACTCTCATCTTACTATCGTTATTATACTCTTCATCATACTTGAAGACTAGATAAAAGAAGAATTCAGGTGTCTTACCCCTAGTTACATCCTTACCAAATACGTCATTTTCATCGACCGTCGCCAAATCGCCTTCGTCTTCAGTTACATCAGTGAATGCATCATCCATTGAAGCCATGTCATTCTGCAGAGCCTGTTTCTCTGCATCAATTTCATCTTTTTTGTTTGGCTTACGGGCTTCTGTCAATATAGAAGCATCCTCACCATCTTCAAATTCACCAGCACCTAGAACTTCGTTGAATGTCTGAGAATAAACTGGATCGTTTATGAAAGGCATGAAATCAATCGCAGTATTACTAGCAACTCCAGCCTTTTTACCGTCATTAGTCTGAGGTGCAGCTTCAAAATAATTGTAATATCTAAGGAATAAGTCTGGATTCGAGGCAAGAACATCAACATTCCATTTGAACTTAATAGCAAACTTCAAATCTTGAACTTCAACCTTTTTCTTATCAATGGTCTTACGAGTCACAGTGTCTACTGGAGCAATTCCAACTGCTGTGATAGGCTCATAGTCTGAATAGTGCTTGGAGTTAATGGAACCTTGTTTGAACGGGGTATATTGCAGACGACCTAGATTTTCCTCTAGCATCAAATAACTCTTACCTTCTAGGATTATTCTTTGTGGTATCATGTGAATATTTATGACCTATCGAAAATAAATACCCATTGTGAAATATAGAGTATTTGCTTTATTGCCTAGAACAGAAGAAAGCCTATTAGTATATGAGGATACTGAGGTAGAATCTGCAGTAAAATACTGTGAAAAAAATATTAAGTACTTTCCAAAACTAACACTGTTACACGGAGCTAAAGGCTTTCCGGGATTTCAAGAAAATATCTATGAAAATGAGGAATTTAGAGATCGTTCCCGAGATTCAATACACGACGCTAAAATTGGTAAGATAAAGAGAAAATCAAAATTTACTCACAAAGTGATATACGAAGATGAAAATAAAGTATGTTTCTTGGTGAGATATAAAAAGAATGAAGCTAGGGTATGTATAATTGACCGAGAAGATAAAGATTTAGTATTTTCCCTCATCAAAACTAAACAGGATTGTTATCGAATTAAAGTGCATAGAGGTGCATTACCTTTAGTATATTTTAGACATAATGCGAAAAGACACACTACAGTAGTTGAATTAGTATTCAATAAAAAGAAGTTCGGATTCATGAATTTCAAAGATGGAAATCCATACAACTACATGAAATCAAACATTATATTTACAAAAGTGGCATTGACAAGGGACAGAAAAAAGCCAGCTACTGGATATTACGGAGTTTTACATTTACCTAATGAAAAAGGAAACAAGAAATACGTAGCTAATGTATATGTAAACGGCAAATGCACAAAGGTCGGAAGATATTCCGACCCTTTATTAGCTGCGAAGTATTACGATAAAGCACGAATGGAACTATATGGTAGAAGTGCGGCGAAGAATTTTCCTTATGAATATTACGCCGCATTCGAACCTCATTATGTAACTAATGTCACATAACTGGAATAGTCACACTCGTATACTTTTTACTATAAGGTAGTTTAATAGTCAATAATCCATTGATAGTTTCCGCAGATACTTCAGCTATATTAAATC